AAAACACAATATCGTGCTTATCGCGTTTTAATGCCATTTATTTCTCCTGAACACCCCACTCAGCAACTACAATCACAACCATAGGGCTTTCGCTTAACTCTATCGTCCTCATAGCATCAACTGCTTGTGGTAATATAAATTTGCGCTTTAACTCTCCAGCGCACTTCCTGACCTCATCATTTGATTTATGTATAGCCCAGCATAACTTTAATGTTGTTAGTGCACTCATAAACGCTTCTGCTTCGTTTTTCATCTCCACATCCTATTAATCATTGACCTAGGGCTTGGTTTTAAGCATCTTTGGATTGATAAATTCACTGAAACATCAAAATATTTTGGATTAATATTGAGCATTTTGACGGGTGAATAACCCCGTTTCTTATAATGCTCACAAAGCCTGTCCGCCTCTTCATATGTAAGAAGCTTGTGTACATGAGGCTCTTTCATCTCTCTTGTTGCTCCTTGAGTTATTCCCTGTGACCGTAGTAGTTATATTCATAACGAGTTGTACTCAGCTTTACGCCACTTTCTACAGCCCAAGCTGTCGAGTATTCAATTAAGCTACTCATGCGCTTCTTGCCCATCTGAGACGTGCTCTCGCGTATGTTTAATAGCTCACCTTCGATCCCTCGAATTAACGGTGACTCTTTAGCCCCTGTCGTAACCATCCAGTGACCAGACACAAAGACATTCTTCCACTGCCATAATTTCAGTGGTTCATTGTTAAGTGTCATTTGCTTTGATACATCACCACATAGCGCATGAAACATGTCGTTCTGCGGTAGTGTTCGGCTGGATTCTGAGATTTTTACTTCTAGGGGAAATTCTTCGTTGAGGGGTAAGGCGTGTAGTGCTGCTATCAGGTTGTCTCGTATCTGTTTATTTCTTAGAAGAAACTTTGTAGCTTTCTCCAAGTTAACCTCTCATTCTATAATTGATAGTCTGAATTCTTTAGTGGATTAATATTTAAAACCATTACAAAATATAAGAGCATAACAATCAGTTTGACGTGGGGGGTTATGTAACCGTGATTTTTGGGGCTAAGGCTTTTTTAATCCTTTTATTCGGTATTTTTGCCTTCATAAACATTGATACCACTGAAGCGATTAAATTGCTTATTCGCTATTTAAGAAAAGAAGTAATTTAATCTCAGGAAGAGGAAATCTGCTTCCAAGTTAACCTCCTATTCAATTTTTTAGAAACACGTTGTTGAATAAGTAAAAACAAATATAAGCCATAGAGATTAACCAAAGGATTATCGCTGACGCTGATATAACCCTCATCGTGATAACAAACCAATTATTATCCCCGTCAAATACCTTCAGCATGATAAATGCCATTGCAAAGCCTAACCCGCAAAATAGGTTCATGCTGATTTTGTACATCAATGTTATTGGGTCACTCACTGTTAGCTCTCCTGTTCCATGCTGCTATGGCTGACTTCTCCGATGTAACCATTTCAGTCTGTAGTGTAAAACATTTGGTACATCTCACTCGCCAATAAACCAGCAAATATTTTTCTGTCTTTGCTTCGCCACCGCAAAACGGGCATTTTTTTAGTTCGCTCATGTTACAACTCCCACCATTGGTATTTTTGCTTAGCTTGCAAAATTAGCTCTTGCCAAATTGCTACGGCTTCTAGTCTTAGTTTTCGCTCGTCCATCATTCACCCTCTGGCATTGGTGGGAGTGGCAGGTCTTTGATGTACATCCAGTGGTCGAATGTTTCCAGTGGAGCCGAATCATAGTCGCTGTTATTGTGTGGTATCCATCTAAGTTCTTCGCAGTCAACACCGCATGAAATTAGCTCATATGTTATGTTCTGGATATGTTCGCCATAGACAACAATTACCGGTTCACCTTCAGTTGGTAATCTGTCGCTCACCTTAACCCAATTAGTTCCTTTCGCCTTGGCATGACTGCAACCAATTGAAGCCCCAGAAATAAGACCCGCCTTATATGCCATGAATCGCTTTTCAATTTCAGCGTTTCTGTACTGAAGCATTCCAAGTGTGTTTATTTTTCGCTTAGATTTAACATATGACTCTGTTAATCCAATCTCATCAGCGCACCACTTTTCAAAGTCTGTTGGATTAGCTCCCTGCATTAGATGCCTCCCGTTGGCTTCTGATGTGTTTAGCACCGTTTTCGATTAACACAATTCGCAAGAATGCTTTACCTTTAGGGAAGTGCTTTCGTCTAAATAGATAGACCTCAGCAAACATCGCAGCGTTGCTTGATTCGTAATAATAAGGCTTGTTATTCATAAACCTTGATGCTTCAGCAAAGCCTTGGTCTGTGTAGGATTTAATTAACTCTGTTAACGTTGTTCCTTTCATCACTCCCCCTCAATTAATAGCGCTGTGGTATTCGACGCTCAAATTATCTACATGAGCGCCACCTAAATTAGCCCAGAAGATCACTGTCGCTTCTGCATCTAATTCACATTCAGCTACTATTAGCTTTTCAAATGACTTTCCGTTCCATGTACCTGTAATTTTGTAAACAGCTCCGTCATCCATCTAAAAGTCCTCATGATTTGTTGTATTAAACGTCTGCGCCTTGGTAGCGGCGTTGTTGAGGTTTGTTGCTTTGCTGGCAGGCGTTGGCGGCTTCCATTTGGTCCACATCCATAAAGTGACCATTTTTGAATCGCTGATATACGGTCCCTGTTTTGCCGAATCGGTTTTTAGTCACGATAATTTCAGCATATGGAGCCGCTGATGAGTTCTCGTTATAAACCGCATCACGGTAAAGCATGATGATGGAGTCGGCATCCTGCTCAATACTGCCTGAATCGCGTAAATCGCCATTGACGGGGCGTTTGTTTGGTCGTTTCTCAACATCGCGTGAAAGCTGGCTAAGTGAAATAACTGGCGTTAGCAACTCTTTAGCCATATTTTTGAGGTTTGATGAGATATAACCAATTGCCAAGTCGTTACGCTCTGCTTTGGGTTTTTCTATCAGTCCTAGGTAATCAACCAGAATTAATGCCAGTGAGGGATATTGCTGTTTGTGACGCTTGGCTATCGCCCTGATCTGCTCTACATTCAATTTGCTTGCATCGACAATCCAAACATCTAAATCTTGGATACGCCCAATGCCATTGGAAACTCTAGCCCAGCCTTCATCATCCATTTTTGCTGGATTTCTCAGTGACGAGACAGATAACCCTGACGCTCCTGCAATTTGACGCTCCATGATTTGGCGGGAACTCATTTCCATGGAGAAAATCAAAACGCCTTTTTTAAGCCCTGTTTGTTTATCAACTTGTGATGCAACCCCTTCGGTGATTCGTAACGCTAACTCTGTTTTCCCCATAGCTGGGCGAGCCGCAATAATCACAAGATCCACTGAGTTGATGCCGCCTGTAATTTCATCAAGTTCATGAATACCTGTTTTCAATGTGTCAGACTCGTCACCGTTGGTCAGTCGTTGCTCTAACACGTCGGTAAAATCCGCTATCAACTCCTTGGTGTGTACTGGTTTAATTTCATCATTCGCTGCTCGTAGTTCGTTCGCCTTTTTGATGAGCTTATCCATTGCTTCGGCAGCCGCATCAATCGAGCCGAATTCGATAATATGACGGTGGTCATCCATCAAGCGAATCATTTCACGGCGATTGTGATTATCCGTCACCATCGTGGCGTAGCCTTTCAAGTTTGCAGCGCTTGGGCAATCTTTAGCGACTTGCATGATATCCGCGAAATACTTGTCACCCATTGCCTCAGCAACCATCATTAAATCAATCAGTCCACGAGTTTTTGCTTGCTTCTGAATGACTTTGTAGGTTTCTCGGTAAAAGTGAACTGCAAAAGCTTCTGGTTTTAATGTGGCGAGAACATCAGATGCGTTGAGTGTTAATCCGTCTTTCAGCAAGCCACCAATCACGCTTGCTTCGATTTGGTTGTTGACCATTGCTATCTCCCAGTCAAACTTGGCTTCCCTTCACGAACTGCTGTTAGCGTGTCCTCTTTGAGCAAGTGATCGATATCTGCTGACCAACCACTAGGGTTGTCCCCGAAATACCACGGCTTAGCCATTCTGACAAAGGCTCGAACATATGCCCTCCAACCATCAGCATTTGGTGTCGCCAGTTTGGGGATCAGCTTCTTGAACCTACGTTTTCGTTTGTCATTCAGAACTGTTGCACGGGGTAAACTATCGCCAACCTCTTCGTTGTAAACATCGAGATACTCCTGATAGTTGATTCTGACTGGTGTTCGCCTTTTAGGTTTATCGGCGTTCTCTCCATTCCCCTCTTGAGGGGTAAGGGGAGTATTATTATTTTGTTCATTAACTTCTTGTTCTAATAACTTCTTGTTCTGTTTCACCTTGTTTGTCACGAGGTTTACCACCTCACTATCATCTGAAGCCTTGATATCACTTGGTTTGATTATCACCTCGTTTGTTACTTGCTTTGTCACCTCACAATTAGACTGATATTGACCGTAATTTGTGATAGTGATCACTGTTCCGTGGCGAGTCCCAGAGCGAGAAATCATGCCTTCACTTTCAAAAAAATCTAGCATGTCACGTACCTGTTTTTCCGTTTTCTCTTGACCTTTGGAATCCTTTAATTTTCTAGCTAAAATTTTCGCTTTTGTTACCAATTGTCCCGTGTGTAACTTCCAAGATACACCACCAAATTCAACTTGCGTTGGTTTATGAGTTGCTAGTCCTAGCAATCTAACCCATAACGCAAACTTTGCCGTATCTTCCGCCCAGTTTGCGCTGAGCAGACTTCTGAATATCGCAACATGACCCAGTTTAGAGTTGCCCATGCGAGGATCCTCAGAATGCTCTTTGTTACCAAATTCAACATATGCAACATTACTTTTCATGCCGTTCACCTCTAGTTACTTCCTGACGATGCTCCAGTCGCAATTTGGCATCATCAAACATAGCTCTGAGAGCCTTAGCCCCCTGTTCTGTAACCGAGTGGTAAACCTTATGGCGCATGATGTTTTTATGTACAGCGCACTTGTAATGTCTTGTATTTTTTGCCATAATTACCTCTTGAGATAGAGTTATTTCTTCGCCTCATTTGCTCCCACAATTGAGGCGTTTTCTTTCGTTCTCATCAAAGAAAGTTCGCCGATTTGCTTCCACAAAAAGCGA